CCCGCCCACAAGGTTAGGGGGCCCACATCACGTTAATAGCGTGGTGTAATCTCAGGAACACTGTGTACTCCTGAGAGATTACATTTCCAGATACCGAAAGGATGATTGATGCCATACTATTCAGTCGGCCGCGTGGCGGACTCTATGACTTCTACAGTCTTGAGTCTGCCTAGCGGAAGCGTTGGGGGCGGTACTACTGCCCGCAAAGCTTCGTATGAGCTCGGTTTCCGGACTCGTTACCCTACAGGGGACGAGATCAAGGAAATCGCACTCAACGTCGCTGAGCCGTATTCGTGGTGGGTCGACTATCAGTCGATGCAGAGGAACGCGCTTAATCGGCGCGTTGACTTTGACACCACGCTGCTCCGCGAGGACAAGGGTCATATCTGGGAATTCGAGCAGTATGAGATTCAGAACCTCTCAAGTTCATCTTGGGAAAGTTCTTCGTCTTCAGCTGCCTCTGAACTCAGAAACTACTTTTTGTCTCTCGCAGACGGTTTCACCCCGATTAACGTCGCATATCCTGCGTCGACAATCGAGAATTGGGCCGCTTTGCAGTACGGTCGTGTGGCACCTGTGGTGAGTGAGTTTTCACTGAACACGTTCTTTGGTGAGCTCCGTGAGGGGCTCCCCAGACTTATCCCGGATATGCTATCCCGGGCTAAGTCCATGAAGGACTTGGGTAGTGACTATCTCAATCTTCAGTTTGGGTGGAAACCCCTCCTGAATGATTTGCAAGGCTTGGCGGATTCACTCCTCCATGCCTCTTTCGGCCTTTTCAGGCCGATGGGCGCATCTCACCGCAGTCGGAGCAGGCCTGAAATCTCTACCTTTGACAGGAAAGATTTCAGTTCTTATGCAGATGTTAAAGCCCTCTCCGGTGACATATTCCATATGTCCCGGTATTGGCCCTCCGGTACCACCACTAGCCGCTCTTTTGCTGCTACTGGTGCTATCGGAATTGGCACATCGACTGTAAAAACGTCGGTGAACCAATGGGTCGAGGGCGAATTCGTCTACATCCCAAAGGCAGGTTTTGACCCGTCCAACTTCTTGGATAGGTACGAGACCTTGGCAAACGTTAACATTACGCCTGCCGTCCTTTGGGAGCTTGCTCCTTGGTCATGGTTAGTAGATTGGGCTGGCCAAGTAGGCAGCTCACTCTCCGCTATGGAAGCGGGACTATCTGACCGTGTCTTGAGCACGTACTACTATGGTATGGAGGATTCAAAACTCTCCATTACCAACGGAGCGGCAGCCATTCGCAACAAGTCCGGGTTTTCATACCACGGTCCCAATGCTGGTGGCTCTCGCTTCGAATGGCGTCGCCGACGCCGAGTACGTGCGAACCCTTTCGGTTTCGGAGGATCCTCATCGACTACTCTCAACGGGAGTCAGATGGCGATTCTTGGTGCTCTCGGCCTTACAAGGTCGAAATGAGCACAAAACACAGAATCAACACCCAACCGCTCGCAAGAGCAACAAGGAGAACCAGTGCTTACTGATCCGCAGTCTGTCACCGTTGGTGGCACTACTACCCCACTGCCTCGCATCGAGGAACGTGCTGAGACGCACGTTTACTCGGACCGAGCGACGGGAACCACTCTTTATGTCACCCAGAAGGTGGCTAAGGATGGAACCCTTCGGACCTCGGCTTCCCTCGTCAAGCCTGAACTTGTTACAGACCCTGTTACGGGTCTCAAGTCCAAGCTGTCTCCTTCGGTTACGGTCTCCGCAAACCAGCCCTACGGGGTGGCTGCGGGATCGGCCGAAGCCCTGTATGACGGTCTCACGACCGCTCTGCAGGCAACGACGAAGGCGCTGCTCAAGAAGATCTTGAACGGCGAGAAGTGAGTGCACTTGAGGCCCTTGCTATGATGGCTGTCTCGATGCTGATGATTGTCAGCATTGGAGCGTTCATCGCAGCAGGGCTCATGCGCAGATCAGTCTAGTTACTGGCTGGAAACCCACCCCCAATTAGGAGGGGATTTGAAAAGCCTGGTAACTCTCCATCTGGCGGTCCTACAGGACGTAGGACTTCTTTGCGCTACCAACGTGTCTCGCGACGCCGAAAGGCTAATCGCGAGGACGGAACACGAAGGTGAGTCGTTTTTGACGCTCACCCTACCACTCTTCGTGAAGGCCCTTGAGAAAGGTCTTCGTATCGGAGTCTGGCCGCGACATGATCTGCCTAATTTCAGGCATATCAAAGGGCTCCCCGCATTCATGCGAGGTTTCCTTTCGCTGGTGTTCCATGATGATGGCAGTATTCGTGATGACCCAGACGCTAACGCTGTCTGGGCTGTTCGACAGTTTGGAAACCTGTCACAGAAGATCGAGCGCGAGTGCACACCTGAAAGGGTGGACGCTGCTTTCGATTCTTTCATCAAGACGGACAAGGAATTGGGCCAATTCTTCGAGGATTCTAACCCCTCGGATGAACTGTGGACGGCTTTTGATAGAGCCGTCCTTGCCCTTTTCGGTGATGTGTTCGATTCCCTTGAGAAAACAATCTCTCGGTTCGAGCTCATTCCCCGTCACGGACCCGGCGCTGTTGCTGATCGACTTGATCATCCTCAGCGTTGGGATTTTGATTACTGGACCGAACGACTGGAGAGTGTGTTTCCCTCTTGGAGGTATTCATACAATACAGTCGGTCCTGTAATCCGTGACCTTGTACCCATTGTGGATGAGATGCCCGTGAGGGTTATCTCTGTCCCCAAAACTCAGAAGACACCAAGGATCATCGCTATTGAGCCCTCTACCGTGCAGTACGCACAGCAGGGACTGAAAAGGGAACTCTATCGTCTTATCAACGAGAGCGACCTAAGCGGTGTACTTGGTTTCACGGATCAGACAAGAAATCAGGAATTGGCCCATCAAGGGTCTGTTTCCGGAGATCTTGCCACGCTCGACTTGAGCGAAGCTTCTGACCGGGTCCATGTCGCAGTTGTCGAAAGACTTCTTCGACGTTGGCCACATCTGAGCGATTACGTCTTTGCGACGCGATCGATGGTTGCAAATGTTCGTGGGGTAAGCTTGCCCCTGTCGAAATTTGCATCAATGGGTTCGGCCCTCACCTTCCCAATTGAGGCGATCATCTTTACGGTGATCTCCTTTATGGGGAGCAAGGGGTCGGGCGTGCCACTGTCCGCCCGCGCAGCGCGCGGGCGCATCAGTGTCTATGGGGATGATATCATTGTCCCTGTGGACGCGGTAGACGACGTCATTGGCTATCTTGAGGCTTTTGGCTTCAAGGTCAATGCGCACAAGTCTTTCTGGACCGGACGGTTCAGAGAGTCTTGTGGAAAGGAGTTTTTTGATGGCACTGATGTGTCCATCGTTCGACTCCGTGCGGAGGTTCCAACCTCACGTCGTGATGCAGCCCTTGTCAACCGCTTCGTAGACTTCCGGAACCGCGCTTATCGCGCTGGTCTCTGGAGGACTGTGAAGGCAGTGGATGAAGTTCTGGATCAGACTTTGTCCATCCCGTTCCGTCACTCGACGGTTCAGGAAACTGCTCCTTTCGATGGTTTGGCTCGTGATACGGTTCTTCGAACCAAGTGGCGAGGTCGGTGGAATGCCGATCTTCAAACTTGGTTTGAAACCTATCCCAGCGTCAAGCCCGTCCGTCGACCTTATGTGGTCGATGGCGAAGGTGGGTTGCTGAAATGGTTCCTTGAGAACCATGACCGTAGCGATCAGTACCAGACTGACCGCTATGAGGGTCAAGAACGTGCCCATACGTTCCGTATCAAATGGGTTAGGACTGAAGTCACGGCGTGACTTCAGTTGTCGGGATGTAAATCCGACATGCGGGCTCTCCCCATCTAGGGGAGGGATAGGGGATGCACAGCAACC